TATGATCTTTGTCAATTGCTGTTACAAGCTCTTGAAGCTTTTCAGCATATAAGTCATCTTGCTCAGTTAAAGCTGCTTCTACTTGTAGCTCTACTTTATCTTTAATAGCTTGTTCTATAGTAGTAACAGAATCTTCTGTTAATACTTCTGCTGCTTCTTTAGGTACTAATTGTTTTTTTGCCATGATTAAAAGAGTGGTTTATCTGTCGCCTTATCGATTTTTTTTGTTATCTTATCCTCGATGAGGCTCTTTAAATATTTATGTGCCCGAGCGAAATTTTTACTAGAAATTGATTCTATAAATCGGGAAATCTTTACTTTTTCTCTGCTCATAATATTATTTATTAAATTGACTTAATAAAGCTTAGGATTCTATCACGTAAAAAGGTATCTACATCGTTTTTAGGTAATTTTTCTAGTGATTTTTCAAAATTTTCGTAAACTTCTTCGTATCTACCGTCACCAACAACAACCCATTGTTTTGATTCTAGTATACCATTAACAAATGCACTAGGATATGATGGATCTGCAACACAATCAATAGCGACCAGTTTCATATTTTTAACTGTATTGTGCTTGCTGCTCTCTTCTAAAGTTCCTAATGCTCTAGAAGACATGCCAACTTTAACACCGTCATTAATAAGCGATCTTACAATTTGACCACATGGTGTTGAAAGTACTTTAGATTTGCCATAAAAAACATTTCCATCCTGTGTAAGCTCTGTTACCATGTGACAGGCTCTTTCTAGATCAACATCTGCAGATGTAGGATGGTTTAATTCACCCATTGCACGGCCTGGATCAATCATTTCTTCATTATACCGCTTTACTTCTCTCTCTAATTCATCTAAAGGATATAATCTATTGTTGCGATTTACTCCCTCGGCCATCATATATGGACCTTTTATATAGAGATTGGATGGAGAACTTGAATTTACCTCTTCTTCGATGTATTCGAATTCATCATTTACATCAGGTTTTTCTACAACCAAGTTAAGTTTTAAAGACATACAATTATTTAGTCACCTCTTTGGATAAAGTTCCTTTTCTGTTATAATTATAAAGGTATATCCGCATTTTTTACAATATTCTCGTGCCGCTTCCCATTTTGCTTGATTAGTTACATATGCTTTTTGTTCGTATATTAAATGCTGCTTTTTTCTATACTTGGTTTGAGGCTTTTTTGTTTGTTTATATGGTTTAATTTCTACCAAATATTTTTTTACCTCATCACCCTCTCTTATAACTACAAAATTATCAACATAGTATTTGTGATGTCTATTGTCTAGCGGGCTTTTATATGGCACCACTATGTTCTCACTACCCCATTTTAAGACATTAGGGTTTGAATCGCAAAATCTAAAGAATTTTAATTCCAGACCAGATCGATAAGTAGCTTTTCTACCTATAAATTTGTCTTGATTGTTAGGTACAAAGATACCTTGCCGCCATTTCTTTCTCATCCCAGAAAAAACATTGGTGGATCAGCGTCCCCTAATCCTGGAGAAGTACCAGTTAATAACTTCTCTTCAAGCTCCGCTTTTCTCGCCTCGCCCTTTTCAATCATATCATAATTTAGTGCACCGCCACCTAATAATGCAACTTGCCCAAATTTTCCTCTTACCCTACCTATTGTAATCATGCTTAACGCTAACGAATATTCATAAATCCATTGCTCCATAATTACATCTCGTATTGGTTTTTCTAAGAAACAAGATATTACTCCATAAAATCTATCATTTTGAGGCTGTGGATACATTTGTAGGTACTGTGTCCGTGGATCAAATTTAATATCCCTTTTAGTTGCTAGAACCTTTTCCCTTAAGTCTATCCATTCTTTTAGCGTATACCATGAAACTAAATCAAAGCCATAGTTGCCCATAGCATAACTAAAGTATGTTTGTTGTGCTAGGGTCTGTTCCAGGGTAAATAAAGTGTTTATACCGGTTGAAGATCCTTCATCAAAATCAGTTACATCTACAACCTTCCTATAATCCATTATATCATAATCAAATACATTTTGATAAAACAAACCATTTGAAGCTGATCCTTCAAATGTCATTGTATTTGGAGTTGTAGACTTAAAATACGCAGTTAATGCAGAACTAAAAGAAGTGATTGAATCAATAAGTGTTTTATCGAACAGTTCGAATTTTTCTATACCTGGATCCGCTCCGCTAGTTTCGTAGGAAAAAGTTGAAGAGAGAGCCGAAGAAGAGGTAAATACAGACCCAGATAAAGTAGAGGTTGCAACAAATAGTGTTGGACCGGTGTTTGCTGAGTAAGGTGGTTTTGAGCCATAAAATTCTGGGCCCGGGCCTAGGGGATTTGTACCAGCAGTTTCTTTGCGATTAGTATCTAAGTCTGTATTAGCTAATGTATACAATAAATCAAGCCTAATGCCTTTATTAGTTTCATACATATTTGAATCAAATATTAAAAATTCTCTTGTATACCCGGCATATTTGGTGAACCATTCAACAGCAATCTGAATATTTTCTCTCAATTGGTCGGTATGAATCTCTAGTGAAACAAGGGGATACCCCAAAGATCTTTTAATTCTATCACCTAATCTATCATAAGTTTCTATCTTACTATTAAGATTTGTTGAAAGGAATGCAGAAAGTGGTGTGATTGTACATGCAAGTGCCATAAAATTATTTATTCAGGCATAAATAAATATATGGCGATACCAACATCTAATGCGGGAAGTTCTTATCATAATATAAATCAATGTTATTCTTTTAATGATACTTTTAAAGACGAACTTAAAGGCCTATCCGCTCAACCCTGTTCTGAAGTAATTATTTGGAACCAAACTGGTCAAATTTTATATGTGTATGATCAAAACCGGATTGAGGCGCATGAAAGACTCGCAATTCCCGTCGCCGCAGACAAGGACCCGTTGCAGCCATATGTAATAAGAGGTTTAACAAATGCTGAGCAAGTTTCTGCAAAAACAGGCGCAAGCTCTGGTCTAGTTTACTGGAGAACTCAATTCTTTAGTTCAAATCCAAGAACTGGCTAAGATAATTAAGCTACTGGCTCTTCTACGGCGACATCAGCTTCGACATCTACCTCTTCTCCACCCACATCGGCTTCACCACCGCCGAACTCTGGAATTGCTCCTTCAGCGCCACCACCGACGCCGCCACCTTCACCCCCGACAGCTGCTTCTCCACCTTCAGCTAATTCACCAGCTAAAGCCTGCTCTTTCCAAGCAGGACCTGCGGCAGCAATTTGCCCTAACTCCCACTGCATTTCGGCATCCTTGCGCAAAAATTCTCTATTAGCAAGGATGTCTCTATCTTTCCATCCGAGGTATTTTTTCTGCGCATATGTAGCAGCAATAAACTCATTGCCTGCTAAATTGGTATAGTTATTAGCTTTAAGCTCGAGTCTTTGATGTTCTCTTAATTCGTAAAAGTTTGTAGGTACATTAAAATCGATTTCTAGATTAGTTTCAACTAATTCATACTTTTTAAATATTCCTTTTAACGTTAAATGAGTAATAAATCCTCGCTTTAATCCAGCAGCAAATCGCTCTTGCTGTCTTATAATAAACCGGGCAAATTTTAATTCTTCTCTAAGAATAGATGTACCGCCAGCCTCAACAGATTGTTCTGGGTCTAATCTTACAGATGGTACTTTAAGAGATCTATAAAGCTTCTTAATAAAGTACATTAGATCAGCTAGCTCACCTAAATTGGTACCACCCTGTAGTTGATCTACTGATGTCCCTTCTGATCCTTGTCTCTTTGCAAACCAAAATGCATCAAGCATTGATTGTGGATTGAACTTTTTAACTACGTCAGTCTGGTCTATATCAAATGTTTTGTTTGACCAATAATTTGCAATAAGCTTCTTTAAATATGCCTCGGCTTTAGGCGGAGCCATATTACCTACATCTACATTAAACACTAGGCGCTCCGGAGCTCTTACAAGCCTATATATTACAATAGCGTCTTCTATTAAGGACAATTGTCTATAGGGTCGCCTGGCGTTTTCTAGGAATGGCACAACGAAATTTTTAGTATCATTATATACCCCGGAATTGACATACACGATTTGATTTGCATCCATCGGTATAAATTCCACCTTTTCAACTTTATTTGGCTGCGTTAGACTAAAAATTGGTTTTCTATAAATATACCCCTTAATAAGCATATTTTGAATGTTATTATAAACGGGGTCTATAATTTCTGATGGTAAATTAATAACTCCTAAGACCCCATCATCAACATATCCTTCATGAATAATTTGTTCAAAGAATACTTCACCTTCAACTAACAATTGTCTAAAATACTGCCAGCCTTTGTTCTTTAGATCGTAGTATTCTACATACTTGTGAAATTCATCATCTAGTACTGCTTTTTCATCTACAGTTAAATCAATATTTTTTAAATGCAGTTTGGTGGAATATCCTGTGTCATCAGGGTTAATAGTCTCATCACATATTTCATCTAATGCATCAGCTACTTCAGAGTAAGCTGCCATTATTCTATAATCTCTTAATCGGCCAGCTTTGTCGTCCTGTACATTTGCGTACATAACGTCTCCGAAGGTAGTGTCTTTACCAAAGTCCCCAACTGGTAAATTATTATAAGGGTTAGAGGAAGAAATTGAAGCTCTCGCTAGCGCTTCTGCACGCTTCATTCCTGCTTTTTGAAAGAACTTATATTTAGGATTTAGCTCATCATCTTCATTAACACCACCCGGTGCGTAAGGAAGCCGATTTTGTATATATTGAACTAAGTTTCTCCCAAAAGTAGACGCGCGTCCATCATTACTAACAAACGAGCGATTTTGACTTGGAGTAGTTGAAGATCCGGATCCAGGCATATTGTTTATATATTTATGTTATATTGAGGATAGAGCTACTGGCTTGATAAGAACTTCCCCACCCTGCTTCATTAGCTGCAATGAATGTAAATTTACCAGATGCACTAAGTGTTGATGTCGGGAAAAATATACTTGCGACATTGTCACTAGCTATGTTATAGAACGAGCTATCTAACGGGTAACCGCTTATCGTTGAATTTTTTGCAGAGGTTATTTCTTGATAATTGCTATATTTAGGAAATAAATTTGAATTGTTAGAACTTAAATAGAGGTCACTGTTTGTAAACCTCTTACCATATAACATAAAGTTATTATCATGACCTGTTATTACAGTAGTTGTACTTCTTATTTGTGTAAATGTACCTGTAGTAGTATAGAAGATATTTGTAAATTCGGGAATGGCAGATACAGTAACAGTTTCTGTATTACTAGTAAGGCTGGGGAAAGCAGAATCATAACCAGATAAGGCACCATATCCCCGTTGTTGGTATGTAATGTACTCTGTAACTCGATTAGTTACTTCGTCAGGTGAATATATTCTATTAGCTAAATCTACACCTATAAAGTTACTATCGATTTTATAGATTGACCCTTGAGTATCTTTTTGTTCAGGAAATAGCCAGCCTTTTATAGTAAAGGAAGTATCTACAGCTACTCTATAGTGATCATTGTATGTAGTTTCTGTAGGGGTTGTATAGGCAAGATCCCCGGACCATAAGACCTCACTACGAATTTCTTGGTCATATCCTGCTCCAAAATCTGATGGTACTTTCCAGGACAGAATGATATACGGGTTATTATATGGTACAAAGTTAGATACAATTTGATCTACATCTTGCATATATCTAGCTAGAATAGACATACTAACTTCTAAATTTACAGGTACTGGCATAAGAAATTTAGAAGCAGCATTTGGATCTTCTATTTCTTGGGCTGGTATATATGATGGTGCTAATTTATTAAAGACTCTAGATTCGTCACGAGATACACCAGTTAAATTTATAGCTACTACCGGTAACGTTAAGTTTTGCGCTTTGTTTAGAATATCATACAGCACCCGTTGCTTAGGAGCAAAGACATATCGCACTTCTATGTTATTTTGTCTCTGTCTACTTTTATTAAATCTGCTAATAACAGCATCATCAAACGCAGCTACAAATTGCGTCAATAGGTCTTTAATTTCAAAATGAAACGCTCGGTTCTTCATGCGTACTTATATATTTATTACAAAAACCTATCAAGGAAATATTTTGGTAACTTATGCTTATTATTAACAATGCTCTCCACTATTGCA